AATGCTAAAAAACAATTTGATGAGTGCTTTGAATTGCTGAATCAAAGTGAAAAAGAGAAATACAAGTATAGAATGAATCAAATGGATCCTAATAACATAAGACGTGACAAGATTTCTTTTAATGATTTTATAAAAATATCAAGTGAAGTGGAAAAAAGAGAACAAGAAATTGATAGAATTATGAAAGAAGTAACAAAAAAGGTGATTAGCGATATTGAAACTTTACTTAAAATAAAAAGCGTAGCCGAACTGAAAGCTTATAAGAAATATGCTAAAAAGATGTTGAAAACAACAAGACATCTTATGTACAAAAACCTATATCTTGCATCAAAATTATTAATTAAGAACTTAAAAATTGCGGATTCTTATAACAATGAATATGCAAAAAATAAGGATCCTAGATTTCAAATGAATGGTCGTCAACTTGCTGATTTGTATATTAGATTTATCGAATATATAAACAATAAAGGAGATTAAACACCCCCGCCCCAATGCCTATTAATTATTCGCGAAGGGTACCGCATGGGTGGGCAATTAAAAAACGCAAGGCCAATTTTTTGAAAATCTGAAAAACATTTAACGAATTAAGTCACACTTGTGGCTTTTTTTGTTGTAAAGCGAGGTAATACTTATGGGAAAGATGAGTAATGTTAATGTTGAATACTTAAGATTAAAATCATTATTTAATTCAGTAGATCCAACTAAAACAGAACTTGTAGATAATTTAATTAACGAAGCAGCATTTATGAAAGTTCAGTTGTCAACCCTTCAAGAACAAATCAAGAAACATGGTGCAGTTCAAATATCATCTAAAGGTAATCAGAGGCAAACAGAAGCTGCCAAATATTACACAAAGCTTGTGAATTCTTATGGAACTGTAATTAAAACTCTAAACTCCATAATGGGCAAGAATGTTATAGACGATGATGATGAGTTCGATAAATTTATGGCACGAATAGAATGAGTAACTATTTATTAGAATACTATGAAAAGATTAACAGTGGTGAAATCCTAGTAGGTAAAGAATTAAAAATCGTTTTAGATGGTTTAGTGAAAGATTTACAGAACCCTAGATACCACTTTGATTTAAAGCCTGGCAATATTAGAATTGATTTTATTGAAACCTTTTGTAAGCATACAAAAAGTCCGTTTAATGGTGAGCCGTTTATATTAGAGCTTTGGGAAAAAGCAGTATTGCAAGTAGCATATGGTTTTAAGATGGCAGATACTAATCTTAGAAGATTTAATGAAGTTATCTTACTCATTGCCAGAAAAAATGGTAAGACTACATTTATTGCTGCTATTGACCTTGCTGAGTTTTTCTTATCAAAAGGTGGTGTTGATATTGTATGTGCATCAAATACGACTGAACAAGCAAACATTCTTTTTGAAGAAATCAATAATATGAGAGAGCAATCTAAAGCACTGTCTAATGAAAGACGAAGCAAAAAGAACATCTTTCACATTTACTCACCAAAGACAAAAAATAAAATCAAGAAGTTATCTGCTCAATCAAGAAACAAGGATGGATATAACATTGAAGTGGGTTGTATTGACGAAGTTCATGAAATGACTGATTCTAAAGTATATGATGCAATTAAACAAAGTCAATCAACAAAAGAAGAACCTCTGATATTCATTATTACAACAGAGGGGACTACAGTTGGTGGATTTTTAGATAACAAGTTAGATTATGTTAGAAAGATGATCAAAGGTGAGATCCAAGATGAAAGAGTCCTTCCTTGGTTATATACTCAAGATTCAGTTGATGAAATTTACCAAGATAAGAAAATATGGCAAAAATCTAATCCTAGTTTAGGGGTAGTAAAAACTCATCATTACTTAGAGGACTTGATGAATAAAGCAAGACATGATTTGGCGACACGCGTTACCATGTTATGCAAAGACTTCAATATTAAACAATTAGAACAAGGATCATGGTTGACATTTGATGATCTAAATAATGATGTAACCTATAACATTGATGATTTAAGAAACAGCTATGCAATTGGCGGTGTTGACTTATCATCAACAACTGACTTAACAGTAGCGTTGTTACTATTAATTAAAGATGGTAAGAAGTATGTGATTCCACAATTCTTTATGCCAAGTGAAGTTATCAAACGCAGGAAAGAGGAAGATAATGTTCCTTATGATATCTGGGTTGAGCGAGGCTTAATTACAGTGACCAATGGTAATCAAAATGATTTTACATTAGTTACCCAGTGGTTCTTAATGATGATTAGAACCCATGAGATAAGACCGCTCTGGGTTGGCTATGACCCATGGAACAGTCAGTATTGGACTAAGGAAATGGAAGAGTTAGGTTTTGAAATGGAAAAGGTTAGACAAGGCATTTATTCATTGTCTGAACCAATGAAACAATTAGAAGCTGACTTAAAGAATGGTAATGTTATTTATAATAACAATCCAATCATGAAATGGAATCTAGCGAACACACAAGCAAAGATTGATATAAATGGAAATATCCAACCATCAAAACTTGGGAGTAAGTATAAAAGAATTGATGGTGCAGTAGCACTCATTATTGCTTATGCTGTTTTAAATAGATATAAACTTGAATATGAAAATATGATTTAATGGAGGTCTCTATGGCCATATTTAAAAGAAAGAAAAAAGAGGGCTCGAAAGAGTCCTTTAAATTAATAAGTGAACTTAATCTACCATTATCAAACTTTGGTTCTAATATATCAAAGTCAGATGTAGTAAAGATTGCAGTTGATAGAATTGCTAGTCAATGTGCAAAACTTAAACCAAGATACATAAAAAAAGAAAATGATAAGACAGTTACAGAGAAATCTGGTAGGCTGTCTTTTCTTTTAAAGCATCAGCCAAATGAAGTGATGTCTACATATCAGTTTATTTATTTTATAGTAACTACACTATTCATGACGGATAATGCTTTTATTTATCCAATGTTTGATAGCAAAACTGGTCAACTGCATAGCCTTTATCCATTAAAGCCAACAATTGTTGAACCTATTGTAGATACAGCCAATAATTATTACTTAAAATTTAACTTTGAAACAAGCGAATCATTTACTGTTCCCTATGAGAATATCATTCATTTAAAAAGATTTTATCATTCTAATCAGATCTTTGGTGGATCCAGTTCAAGTGGTGACCAAGAAGCACTACTTAAAACAATTCAAATAAATGAAAATGTCCTACAAGGAATTGATAACGCTCTTAAGAGTTCAATGCAAATAAAAGGACTACTTAAGATGAGTGCGATGTTAAGTGAAAGTGATAAGAAAAAGCAACTAGATTCATTTAATGAAATTTTAAGAGAGTCAGTTAAGAGTAAAGGAAGTTCGATTATTCCAGTTGATTTAAAAGGTGACTACGTTCCGCTTAATACTGACCCTAAGTTAGTTGATAAAGATACCTTAGAGTTCTTGCAGTCAAAGATATTAGATTACTTTGGCGTATCTGCAGCAATCTTTAATTCTGATTATACAGAAGATGAATTCAATTCATTTTATGAACAAACCATAGAGCCTTTAGCCATTCAGATGTCTGAGGCTTTTTCTTTAGGGTTACTTACAAGAAATGAAATCATGCGTGGTGAGGAAATCATCTTTTATAGTGAAAGATTACAGTATGCATCATGGAATAGTAAGATTACTGCAATTGAGAAGTTAATGGGCTTAGGTATTATGTCATTAAATGAATCAAGAGCACTTCTTGGATTAGAACCAGTAGAAAACGGCGATAAGAGATTGCAATCACTTAATTATGTAGATGCCACTAAGGCAAATGAATATCAAGTCGGAAAGGGCGATGAAAATGAAAGTAACGATTAATGGTCAAGTTAGCAAAGAAGCATTAAATACAATCTTAGCTGAACAAAAAGAAAAGATAGAAACAATTACTACCTTTTGTAAGAAGCATAAGATTACAGAACTATCATACAAAGATAATGTCTTAGAGTATGATTACGAAATATCACCAACTAAAACCAAAGCAAAGGAGGTAGAAAC